TAACCCCCCCTTCCAGTTCAAAACAACAGATAACTTCCAATTACTTTGGGATGAATACCCTTCCAAAAGACGTATCAATAAACAAGCGGCCTACCAAAGCTGGTCTAAACATAATGCTTCAGCCCCTCCAATTGAGGATGTTCTCCGGGCGCTAAAAGCGCACAAGAAATCCCGCCAATGGAAAAATCCCAAATACATTCCGCATTTGACCACGTGGATAAACCAGCATCGCTGGAACGATGAACTTGAACTTGAACCAACCCGGAGGACCGAACCGGCCCTAAAGAACGCCATCGATGCTTTTCGCCGATATGAAGTGATCAACGGAAACATGACGTTTGAGAACAAGGAGCAGATCGGACTTCTGATTGAATATTACCAAACCAATATAAAAGTGCCCAAAAACATTGGATCGATCCGGGACCGGGTAAAAACCTCAACCCGGTTTTGTACAGAGTACGCCCGGTGGATTTCCAATCAGGATTGGATTGAAGATTTCGACAAACTCAACTTCGGCCCCCACACAAAGTTATTCCACAGATTCGCAGAAGACCTCAAAGATGAATTCTACGGTCACGACGTTCGAAAGGCGGCATCATGAGAAAAGGTGGGAGAGGAAGTTTTCCAAGCGAAAAAGGGCGTGAAAGGTCGAAAGCTGGATGGCGTCACCAGCTTTCGACCAACGATGGAAATTTAGGCGTGGCCCCGGATATATTTAAAACGGCATTGGACAAATATGGAGTTTGGCCGGTTACAGTTTGGAATTGCGATTTTTCAGATCCTATTTTGAAAGGATTAAAACAAGCTGTAGGCGACGGATGTTCAGCCCGGCTGAACAGTGGTAATTTGGGATACCAAACAAAACAATCAGAAAGAAAAGGTTGTTTTGATAACAGAAAAGAAATTGGCCAATCAACTTGTGGTGGCAGAATTTCCGAATCTATATTTAACCCTGTTGTCGCCATGTGGATATTTAATTTATTTGGGCCTAAATCTGGGATTGTTTATGATCCGTTTGCTGGTGGCGGAACAAGAGCAATTGTTGCTGTAAAAAAAGGATTAAAATATACAGGCATAGAATGTCGCATTGAAGAAGTTGAAGCAATAAATATAAGGTTGAAAAACAATAACGTAATAGCCAAAATAATTCACGGAGATAGCCAAACGATAAAAATCAATTCTGAAAGTGCGGATTTTCTAATCACTTGCCCGCCTTATTATAACATGGAAACATATGAAGGCGGAATAGCGGATTTGTCATGCGCTGAAACATACGATGATTTTTTGAAAGGAATGAAAAAAGTTATAGCAAAAACTTTTCAAATATTAAAACCCGGATCGATTGCTTGTTGGGTTATTGGGCTTCACCGGGATAAAAGAGGAGAACTACTACATATTCCAAATGACATATCTCGTATTCATAAAGAATGTGGCTTTTTTCATAAAGAAGAAGTTATATTAAATTGGAATAAAAATACCACAGGCGCATTACGTCGTGTGGGAAATTTTGAAAAAGGAAATCACTTGTTAATCCGCAATCACGAATACCTTGAAGTGTTTAAAAAACCTATCGCATGACCATCATTAGACGAAAGCCCGTAGATGCTCGAATAGAGCGCCAGATTGTAACCGGATTGATCGTATCTGACGACTTCATCCGCTCAGTACAGTCCTTATACAAGCCTGAATGTTTGCGTGCGGATTTCGCCCGGATCGTTGCCGAATGGTGCATGGAATTTTACACTCATTACAAGACCGCCCCAAAAGCGAACATTCAGGAGATCTTCCAAGAACAAAAGCTCAACGGTATGGCCCCGGATACTGCGGAACTGATAGAGGAATTTTTAGCTGGGATTTCCTCCGAGCACGAACAGGCCAGCAAGTTCAACGCCCAATATGAAGCCGATAAAACCGAAAAGTATTTCAGGCTGGCGTCTCTGGAAAACATGCGGATGGAACTTTCGCAATGTATCACCGGAGGACGGACGGAGGACGGAGAAGCACTGATTGGAAACTTCCAACGGGTTGCCCGGATAGAAACAAAAGGCATTGACCCATTCTTCAACCGCCAGAAAATCATCTCGGCATTAGACGAAGACTCTGGTGACCGGCTGTTCCGTTTATACGGAAACTTGGGAACGTCCATTGGTCACTTCGAACGAGGGCAGCTGTTCGCTGTTGTAGCGTCTCAGGGCGTGGGGAAGTCGTGGTGGCTGATGTTGATAGCTCTCCGGGCGCTAATGACTGGGCACAAAGTCCTTTTTCTCAGTCTGGAGATGAGCGAGCGCCAGATGATCTTGCGTATCATAAAATGGTTAACCGGATTGCCTTCGAAAAGGTGGGCTGGGCGCATTCCAATACCAGTGTTCGATTGCGAGCATAATCAAACAGGGGAATGCGCCCAAACTAATAGGGCTGGGAAAGTCAGATTGGTAAATGATGATGGAGAGAAACCGGACATTAGAGATACACCGACCGGATACCGGCTTTGTTCTGAATGTCGCGGGACAAGATCGTTTGTCCCTTCCACGTGGTTCAAAATAGCAGACCGGCCAAACCCGATGGACACACAGGCCGTTGTGAAGAAATTGAATGAATTAGAAAGGTCCGGGTTGATTCGCCCGGATCGCTTTCGATTGGTGGCCGAACCATCCGACACAATAACAATTCCAGCTTTCAAAACCTACCTTAGCAATCTGGAGTATTATGATAATTTTGTCCCGGACGTAATTGTTACGGATATGGCGGACAAATTCAAATCAGAACGATACAGCAATGAATACCGGCACGGGATCAACGAAGTATGGATGGGCCATAAAGCTATTGCTCAGGAGAAGCACGCACTTGTAGTTACAGCCAGTCAGTCGAACACGGCCCGAACCGGAAAAGATATCAAGCAGGGCGATTGGGCAGAAGATATTCGCAAGCTGGGAGAGATTGACGGTGGATTCGCTATCAATCAAACCCCGGAGGACAAACGGGACGGGCTGTACAGGTGTGGCGTACTGAAAGCCCGTGATGATGACTATTCCTTAATTGATAAAGTTAAAGTGCTCCATCAACTTAAAATCGGACGCCCATATCTGGATTCGTGTATAATGTGATTATGAGAAAAAGTTTTGATAAATTGGTTTGAATCTTATAATCATACAGAGGATATAATTCCAATATCAAATATTAATCACTAACCAAAGGAGAACAAAATGAAAAAGGATGATGTTACAAAGAAAGTTCTGGAAAACGTCGCAGCCGAGTTTAACAAGATCATGAAACTTGAGCCACCCATTCCCACCGGGCGCAAAATCACAAAAGCGGAGTTGGAAAAGGATCTCGTGGAAGCTGCTGTGGAACTCACGCTCAACGACAAGGTTTCCAAGGACGCCGTTGAAGCCCTGACCGCCATTGGCATCAAACTCCCGGAGAAACCTGCTGCCGATCCGGGCAAAAGCGGATCTTCTAACAAGAAGGGCGGCAACAGCAGCAAGCCCCCGGCAAAGAAAAAAGATCCCGCAGCACCCCGGTTCACCCGGATTATGGCTGTGGGTCAGGTACTTCAGAAAGCCGGCAAAAAGGGCATCACAAAGTCCGAACTGGAAGGTGAAGCGGACGCTGTTTTTGCTGACAAGGGCGGCAAGTCTAACCCAAAGGAATCCAAGTGGGCCACGAACATGGTTGTCAATTCCCTGGATGCCTGTGGACTATTAACCGATAACGATGGCCAGCTGAGCATTTAGACGGGCTAAATGTCTCACGGGCTACACATACGTGGGGACAGTCTATACTGTCCCCTTTCCTTTTCCCTGGACGCCTACAATGATTGCCAGATCGATTGCTGGCACTGCTATTGTAGGCGTCTCAATTACGTCTGGAAACGGGACTTTGCCCCAAACGACCCGGAAGATCTTCGCCGCAAGCTGACTAACGGGCTAAAAAATCCTCAGCCCAAATCCTCCATTGCATACGCCATCAAACAAAAAAAGACAATCCGCCTTGGCGACAAAAACGATCCTTTCCAACCGGCTGAATTAAAATATCGAACTACCAAACGGATGATCGACGTTTTAATTGATCTGCGCTGGAATTACGTTATCCAAACTCAGTGTACACATCTTCTTATGGAGTATGAAGATCAACTGTGTAATACGGCCAATCCGGCCATAATCCTGCCGACTATTAGCCCTGGTGCCGAGTCTGACTGGGAAATATTAGAAAGGAAACGCACCACCCCAATCCCGGATCGATTTGAGCACATGAAGATCCTTATGAAATCAAAAAAATACGGGCTTCAAGTTGGTGTTAATGGTGAACCGTTCATTCCCGGATATCATACAATCAAACAGTTCGAAGATATAATCAAACGGCTAAAATCAGCCGGGATCAAAAGTTACAACGTGTACAATCTCCATGCAAACGATTTTGTGTTCAAACGATTGGCCGCCATTGGCATAAACATAGAAACAATATGGAGGGAAAATCAGGACCAGGGTTGGCGGCCAATCCAACGAAAATTATGCGACATCGCTTTGAAATATAATATTGTACTTGGATGCCCGGATTTTGTTAACGTCGGACGGGCCTGGATCAACCGTTCCAATACGTGCTGCGGTATCGATGTTATGAACCCCAGCACGTATAATACACACACATGGCGTGAACTTGTGAGGAGCGGCAAATCTGCTGGGGAAATCGTCGAAAAAACGTGGGACGGGATTGGCAACCGGGATGAGGGCATGAAGATCCTTTCCGGGAAATCAAAAAAGATGTACACAATGGCTGACGCCGGGCTAATTGTAGGAGAAAAAGAAGGGTTGTTGTTTTGATAGAAATCATTGACGATACACCGATTGAAAAATATAAAATTTATGGACATGAAGTTTTTGTTAAACGGGAAGACGGATGTGTACAACCGCCCGGCCCTCCGTTCTCCAAAGTCAGGGGAGTATTGAAGCATCTCGAAACCCTAAAGAACCACGGGATTAAAACCGTAGGATATGTTGAAACCTCTGTATCGATGGCTGGATGGGCGGTTAGCTGGATAGCAAAAGAGATCGGATTGAGAGCGGTGATATTTGATCCGATATACAAACACAAATATCCCAAATTGTTAGACTTCCACCGAGCCAAATGGTTAGACAATGGCGCAGAAACAATTCCGATTAAAGCCGGGATGGCTAAGGTTAATTTTTACGTTGCCGCCCGTCAACTTCATGAAAAATACAAAGATGCTCATATGCTTGAACTCGGATTGCCACTTGAAGAAACAATCCGGGCAACTTCCCGGATCTCTCGAATATATAACAAGGAGTACACCACCGTTGTAGTGAACGTTGGCAGCGGGACAATTTGTGCCGGGCTATTAAAAGGAATGTCCAAGCCCATGATATTTGGAATTATGGGCCGAACCGGGAGCATATACAAAAAGACGAAATCCATCAAGGAAAAGTCTGGCATTCAATTTGGTGGGCTTTTAGGGCGTTATCTAAACCTCACTGTCCATGACTCTGGTTACGAATACACAGAACCAGCAAGAATACATTCCCCATTTCCCAGTCACCCGTATTACGATCTGAAAGCGTGGGAATGGCTTTGTAATAATATTCAATATCTGGACAAACCAATTTTGTTTTGGAATATCGGGAGAATGGCGTGAGCGACAGAGAAGACCGTGAAAAATATCCCAGCCCCGGACAGTGGAGCAAGGAAACCCACCGTGCCCGGAAACCCGTTGGCCCGGAATCTGGGCTTAGGGATTGGGAAGAAGGGTATCATGGGCTGATACTTTCCCCGGATTCAATGGGTGTACGCTGGGCGGCATTTCTCTTTTTGTACGAAAAGTACCATGATCCATCCATCGACAATTACCTGTTTGAATTTCTAATGCGGGATTGTTTCGATTATATCCACAAAGAAACCTTAGCCACAACCGTATTCGATATCAAGGGCGGAAGCCAGCCCCGGACCGCTGTGGCCCACGTATTAGCTGAATTCTATTTCATCGGTATACTGGACCGGGAGAAACAAGGATACATGTATCATTACTCCTTTTCCAGAGGGATATTGGAATATGGATTCGAATGGTTTTTCAGTGGTAGGAATTATATGTTGTGCGAATTCCCGGACCATCACGGAGATGGTGGAATCAGAGGCCAGTTATTCGAGGAATTCAAGCTGAAGGACTGGGAGCAGATCGTCCAAGAGGGACTGAACGCAATCGAAAAAGTCCGGGAGATACTAAAATGATCAAATGGTTTTGTGATATTTGTCAACAAGAAATCGAAGATCCATTAAATCCTGAATATATAAATATTCATTGCGAAGGGAGAAACCGAGACGAAGAAGGATGGGGACATTCCAACGAAATGGCCAAATTATGTTGTCACGAAAGTTGCGCAAAAAAGTTAAGAATAGATCTTTTGGAAGTTATTAGAAATCACCAAAAAGGCAATCAATGAATTATTACGAACTCAGAAGCCAGATCAAAAACTTCGTGCCCCGGAGGACTCAACTTGAAGCCGGTGTTTTTGGCAAAGGCGCAATCCGGGAAAAGGGCAGAAAATCCAACTATCACCAATTCAATATAGAACACAGACATTGGCTGAAGCACGAGCGATTATTGAATACGGAGGAGATCAACTCTTTTGCTGAAGTGAGTCTTCGAGCGTCCGCCTGTCCTATGCCGCTAAACATCGACGTTTGGGACGGATTGAGATGTGGCTTCGGCTGCAGATACTGCTACGCAGATAATTTTCGTGCATCCTTATACACGTCATTCTTCGATAACAGCAAGAGCGTGGGTCTTCGCCACTGTAACCCGATATATTACGCCAAAGAACTAGATGTACTTTTAAAGAACTGGGGGGCCGCCCCAAAAGGGAACGAAGTGCAACGGGCTATCTCAATGGGTATCCCGTTGCGTTTCGGTATCCGGTTCGAAGACTTTCTGCCCATAGAAGGGAAGAAGGAAATCAGCCTGTACCTCTTGAAATACCTCGCTGAAGCTGGTTATCCAGTAATGATCAATACCAAATCTGCCCTTGTAGGTCGTGGAGACTATGTTCAGGCGTTGGCGAACAATTCTGGTGGGGCGGCAGTTCACATGACGCTGATTTCATCAGACGATAAGATCCTGAAGGATCTGGAACCAGCCGCCCCCACTTACAAAGAACGCTTGAAGACAATGAAAATGCTTTCGGACGCCGGTGTGAGAGTCGTGGCTCGAATCGAACCGTACATGGTATTTATCAACGATGATGAGGCAATGGTTCAAGGATATATCGAAGACGTATGGGCCACCGGGTGTCGCCATATCACGTTTGATACTTATTCATACAGCGCCAACAATCCCGGTATCCGCCGAAATTTCTATGAACGAGAGTACGACTTTGAGAGAATGTTCCTATTGACTACGGACAGCCAGCCAATCGGATCTCTGCTATTGAGCAAATTCATGAAGTTGTTCCGGGCAAAAGGATTCAGCTGTTCCACGTTCGATCTCGGAAACGTCCCGGAAAATGACGATCCAATATGTTGTGAAGTCGGAAACGCTTTTGAGAACGCCGGTTTCAATTGGGGTTGCGCGATTGGAGCAATCTTATATATCAAACAACAATCCTATATTGTCGGAAAACTTAATATAGGTAATACCATTGACGACAAAATTAGATTCACAGAAGCTGACGGAATGGTCCGATGGAAGGATTTTGAAAATTATGTAAACAAAATGGGCGGTTTCCTTTCAGACAAACTCCGGGAAGCAGTCCATCGGCTTTGGAACGGAGAGGGCAACAACGCTTTCCGTATTGACTGGGCCAAAGGCATGGAAGCTGTTGGATACGATGATGGCGGAATTATCTGGCGCTGGAACCCGGAGACAGACTTCAGAGAAAACATTGTTGAAGGATTATTATAATGGAAAGTTGGTTGGTTGCGCAGTTGGCTCAAATATATGCCGTGAACGCCGAAATACAAGGGATGATCGCCTTGAATCAATACAGACTTGCGAGAGATGAAACAATTGCCTACGATGAAGAAAACTTCCAAATGAAAGCAAACGAATTACAGGCACTTAGTAACACCATTCTCCATTATGGGTGAATTATGAAACGTTCAGCGATATTTTCAGAAGACCGGGTGTACAGATATTTTCTTGAAAGGGAATGGAAACCCAAATTGGCAACAGCTGTTTTTGTCGGGCTGAATCCTTCGACTGCGGACGAAAACTTCGACGATCCAACAATCAATCGGTGTATGCGATTTGTTAATGACTGGGGATACGGGAGATTGTTGATGGTTAACCTGTTTGCCTTTTGTGCTCGTTCTCCAAAAGAATTGAAATTATTTCGAGGAGATCCTATTGGTAAACTAAATGACAAATACATTAAAGATGCCCAAATAGAAGCAAATCTGGTCGTGGCTTGTTGGGGATTTTATGGCGATCTTTTTGGGCGTGGCGAAGAAGTCCTTCATCGACTTAATGCCCCGTATCATTTCGGACTTACTAAAAACAAACAACCTAAACACCCTTTGTATTTAAAAAAGTCAACGGGTTGTGAGCCATATCCATCTATGAGTATTGAGAAAGCCGGGAAAGCCGAAAACAAAATATTTTATCAAGCTAACATATAAGGAGAAACCATGAGCGCATTCGTTGAAACGATCTTCGCACACGCCGCCGCCCTTCAACAATCCGGGCGGATGAAAAACACCATCTATGCTAAAAACCACACCGTATTCATATTGAATACCGATAAGACAATTCTGCTCCGGTTCAGTATCCCGGCCCGTGAACCGGATTTCCGGGAGATCGCTTTTGCTGCCAACGACTATGAATCATTTGATATGAAGATCGAAGACGGACGAATGAAGTTCACGACTGTCTCCGGTTCTTATCGCCGGGAGAAAACCTGCTCCAGCGTGGAGAAGACGTTTGGCGAAGTAGAAAAGCTGTATCAGGCGTATCTAGACGACGATGTGAAAAACAAACACAACAACACCATTTCGCTGGACTCCAGTATTGTTCAGCTGTTAGATGAAGGATTATCCCATATTGAAATCTATTCGGAAAACCTCAGCCCGGTTATCGTCCAGAAAGATATTTACAGCGGAGCAACTATCAAGATAACCAAAAAAGAGGATCTGGGATTCAACCTGAACGCCGACAACTTGAAATCGGACTTCGGCCCGGTAGGAATCAGAACAAACGACCTGCTGGCGCTATTCATGTTTCACGATGAACTGAAACTATACTTCACAGAAGATAATACTCCGGCTGATTATTGTTTAATATTAGCCGATAAATTTAGTATGCAAGGCGTCCTGTCTCACTGTGTGTACGATGAGATGGGAAAAGTCTCAACATCAAAGGAGGACAGCAATGGGAGGCAAAAGTCGAAAAGGCGGAACGATGAGCAAGCAGCTGATCAAGCGGATAATGAATCAACAGACAAACCCGAAAGCGAAACCCCAAAAAGGCGCAGGAGAACGTGATGAACGAGACAAATCAAAAGACGACGGAAAAGATGGCGGGTTTGGATTCTAAATATCTTCGCTTGTTAAAGAGCAAAGGTATCACACCGAACTTCTGGTGTTCGGACGAATATTTCCAGAAAGCTAAATTTGTTGAAATGTTGTATCAAAGCGTTCCATTTAAGGGTGGAAAATACGTTGCGGTCAAAGATGGTTCTCATCAGATGATGTTTCCGCCAGCGTCTTTAGAATATGGACGGGTTTGGGCTGATGAAGTTGTTGACGAAGACATCTGGTCAGATTTCACCGGCTACAATCCAATGAAAGGGGTCAAAACCTTTTTGGACTATGAATTCATATATGACCCAAAAGCATTTATGAATATGAAGGGCGGCAAGTGGTCAACGTTCCGTAAGAATTCCCGGAAGTATCCACGTGAGCATTTTGATCTCGAATATAGGAACGTAAAGACGGGAATGGGTGACGCCGACGCCCTCCAGCGGTTTCTAAAGAAGTGGCTGGACAATATCAGCTGGAACGATATTGAGGACGGCATAACCATGACTGAATACTTCTTTCACGGCAAAAACCGAGCGGTATTAATAGACCGTGAAGGAGTTATACACGGCCTGAACATCTGGGATGAAAACTATAAATTTATCAACTACCGATATTGTATTTGCCACAATCGTCCGTATCTGAGCGAATATATGCGGCTGTTATTTATGCTGGATATGTCCAATCAGCCAAAACTGATCAACGATGGCGGTTGTCTGGGAGACGATGCGCTGGAAAGATTCAAACGAAAGCTGAACCCGTTGTACGCTCGGCCTGTGTTTAGCTGGAAGGTGTAAAATGGATTGTTCCACAATCGATTGTGATAATAAAACTGATAAATTTGTAGAATTCAGAAAATTCAGAATACCGTTTTGCGACAAACGTATTGAGAGGATGAATAAAAATATATTACGTGGATTGGCAATAAGTTTGATAAATAAAAAAGGAGACTAACCAATGGCAAGAAGACGAACGGACAACGCCCCGAAAGACACGCCGACAATTAACCGGAACGAATTCATTGAAGCCATAAACCGGGTGCGGCCCGGAATTAGCAGCGGAGCATTAGTGGAACAGGCCGATCTGCTGATGATGGACGGTGAACGATTGTACGGGTTCAATGACGAGATCTCCGTCAGCTATCCCTTTAAAACAGGCCAGCAATGTGGCGTATTTGTCGAAGAACTGTTCAAACTCCTCCAGAAGATAGGAGAGGATGAGATTGAGCTTTCCAACGCCACTAAAGACAAAAAGAACCAGCTGATCATTACCGCAGGAAACACCACCGCTGGTTTTTACACGGTCCCGGACGTTCCTATCCCGGACATAGGGCTGGACGAAGTGATTCACTGGATCGAACTCCCGAAGGACTTTTGTGAAGCGATTGAATTCTGTCTTCCGTCTGCCGCCACCGATCCCAAAAAGGGAATTCTCAATTGCCTAAAAGTCGAAAAACAAGCGGTTATCTCATGTAACAATTATCAGGCCACCGTCCGAGATCTTTCCACTGAGATTGCTATTGACCTAATCGTTCCCCGGACCGCCGCCAAGGATCTCTCGGAATACAACCCGGTGGAAGTGGCCGCCAATGATTCATGGATCCATTTTAAGAACGATGAAGGCGTGACGTTCAGCTGCCGGACAATGACAGGAGAATGGCCGAACGTTATGGGACTGTTCGAGATTGATGAGTATAAAAAGATCATACTGCCCAAGAATCTGAAAGCCGTTCTGAAGAAAGCGGAGATCATGACCGACAAAGATAACAAAACGGTTGTTTTGGAATTCGGCAAAGATCATCTGGTCTGTAAAGCGGAGACGGAAAAAGTGGGCTGGATTGAAGAACGGCTGGACATCGATAACTCGGAGGAGATACCGGACGTGATGATCAACCCGGATCTGCTCGCCGCTATATTGAACGAAATTCAAGAAGTAAAAATCACAGACCGAGCTATGGTGTTTGAAGGTCAGACTTTTTCGCACGTTATAGGGCTAAAGAAATGAATGAAAATTTCGCGCACCTTCATGTACATAATGAGTACTCGCAACTGGACGGGTATGGGACCGCCGAACAGTACGTGACGAAAGCCAAAGAAATGGGCTTTGAATATCTGGGCCTAACGAATCACGGAAACGTCACTGGCTGTATCAAATTCCAGAAGGAATGCGACAAGCAGGGAATCAAGTCTGTGATCGGCTGTGAACTGTACGTGGTCCCGGATCTCGAAAACACAAAGATCAAACCTGGCCATATGACAGTACTCGTTCGAAATCTAAAAGGATGGACGGAACTTTGTCGGCTTTTAACAATGGCCAACCTCGAAGGATTTCACGGAAAGCCCCGTGTCTCATACGAAATGATATTGAATTCAGATCTTTCCGGGTGGATAATCTTAACTGGGTGCGCTGGATCCTTTTTAACGCTGCCGGGCGCTGTAAAGTTTTTCAACGAACTTACGGACCGGGCAAGAGTATATCTCGAAATCATGCCGCACCTGATCGACGTTCAAGATAGGCACCATGAACTAATAGCAAAATGGCAGAACTCCGGGATAGCGGATCTTGTCGCCACAAACGATTGCCACTATATCGAAAGATCCGATTGGAAAGTTCAAGAAGTCCTTCTGGCCATTCAGAGAAACGCCGCGTGGGAAGATCCCAAACGCTGGAGATTTGGATTCACAGGGCTTCATCTTCGATCTGAGCAAGAAATGCTTATGGCTTTTAAAAAACAAACAATTAAATATGGAGTATTATTTGAAAGCAACGAGATCGAAGACGCGATGGCCAATACAATTCAGATCGCAAAAGAATGCACTGACTTCCGTATCCCGAAAATGAAAATTGACCTACCTTTAATGGGAATAAGCGAAACGCACGAACTGGAAACACTTGAAGACCTATGCGTGACCGGGATGGCCAAACTGTTTCTTGACGGCCCAATCCCGTCCGAATACCCGGAACGATTTGACAAAGAATTCCAATTAATCAAAAAGAAGAAATTTGCCCGATACTTCCTACTTGTGTACGAGATCTTACGATGGTGCCGGGAAAATGATATAATGTATGGACCGGGCAGAGGCAGCGTGGGCGGTTGTCTGATTGCCTACCTGTTAGGAATCACCAAACTTGATCCTATTAGTTACGGGCTTTCATTCGCTCGGTTCATATCTGAGGACAGAATCGATTGGCCAGACATCGACATCGATTTTGAAGATCACAAACGGACGCTGGTCCGACAACATGTGGAGAAAACTTATGGAGTGAATAACGTTTGTGGGATCTCCACCGATATGAGAATGAAAGCAAAGAACACAATGTGGGACGTTGGCCGTGTATTTGGTATCCCGGCTTTCGAGATCTCCCCGGTGACCAAAGCCATCGATGAAAAAGAACATAAAAAGAATCTGCTCAAGGCCACGTTCGAAGGAACCAAAGAAGGCCAAAAGTTTTTTGCTGATCATAAAGAAGAAGCACGGCTGGCTATGCGATTAGAAGGACAACTGAGAGGATTTGGCCTTCACCCGGCAGCAGTCGTCATTTCTAACAGCGATTTGACACAGGGAGAACGTGGAAACCTGCGCATTCAAAAGTATAAGGACAAAGGGAAACCGGACGTTGTAACTTCCTGTTGGGATATGGAAGACGCCGAATTCAGCGGATTGATGAAGCTGGACTTTTTAGGGCTTTCTACATTATCCGTTTTAGCTGAACATAAACGACTGACCAAAGACGATTTTAATTTTGAAGATTTGCCGCTTGATGATCCAAAGATCTTCCGTGAAATAACAAAAGGAAACACAGCCGGGATATTCCAGTGGGGAGACGCCACCGCCCGTCTTGCTCAAGAAATGAAGATTGAATCTTTCGACGATATGGTGGCCGTGGTTGCTTTGGCCCGGCCCGGACCGTATGGAAGTGGAATGACTGAAAAGTACGTCCAGCGTAAACATGGGGCGGACTGGAAACCGATGAACGAAATTTATGAAAATGTAACAAAGACCACTTACGGGCTTTTGGTTTATCAGGAGCAAGTGATGCAGGTCATTAGCCGGGTTGCCGGACTCCCGGAGGGCACCGCCGATAAGATCCGCAAAGTGATCGGCAAGAAACGAGATCCAAAAGAGTTTGAGCAGTACAAAAAACAGTTTCTCGAAGGGTGCGCAAAACAGCAAACCCTTTCCCAAAAAGAGGGCAACGAATTCTGGGACGGACTTTTGAAGTGGGCCAGCTATGGCTTCAATCTCTCCCATTCCGTCGAATACGCAATGCTGGCGTACTGGACCGCGTGGTGTAAAGTAAACTATCCAGCTGAATTTGTCTGTGCGTCTTTAACCTACGCCAAGAAGGATGAGAAGCAATCCCTCATAAACGACGCGATCAAACTCGGCATGGAGATTGTATTTCCGAAAACCGATCTATCTGACCCGATCCGCTGGACCGTCCGGGAAAATAAACTTTATGTACCGTTCATCGAAATCAACAACGTGGGAGAAGAAGCAGCCAAAAAACTATGCGGACAATCAGAAGGGAAAAATGACGGTTTTTTCGACGTCAAACCCGTATTAGATAGGAAGACCCAGCTGGGACGGATTGCATTGGAAATACGTGCGAATCAGGTGGATTTTAAGCCAGATTCAAAGATGATCTCTACATACTTTTCATTCTCTTTGCCGAACCAAGAACCAGCACCCGAAACAAACACAACGACTATAAAACGAAATCGTCACAATTGGAGAAAATAAAATGTCAAGAGAACAAGGAGACTGGATAATCATTTTTCTTTTCATAATCGCCATGTGCCAGTTATTTTCACTGTGGACTGATACCACAAATGAAGCAACCGCCCTCAGCGCCCAGCCGGTAAACATCGTTCAGGTGGGCGGTGCCCCGGTACCATATGGCGGACCGATACCTGTGAGGTGATAAATGAAAGCGTTGTGCGTGGGAGGACCGTTGGATGGAAGACGGATCACACTGCCCCATTTCGATCTTATCCCGTCTGACGTTGACTTCGATTTAAGCAGATTTTTGGAAGATTGGACAGGTGGCGCAAAAAGGACTATGTACCGGACCACAATGGTCAAATCAGATTCCATTGAGCGCCGATTTCTGCGATACAAAGGAAGTCTAACTCATATGACTGCCTTAGATAAGTTGTTAGACGGATACAACCCGGAGAAAAAGGATGAGGACGCTGAACGAATGGATTTGGGAAATGCGCCGGGAGAAGATATCAAAAGCACTGATGCCGCTAATTGTTTTGATGGTGATAGTATATAGCGTCACAATTTTGACTTGTTATCTTTCCCTGTCTTCGAAATTCAAACGAACGATGAAAGAATTCAGACGGGACGTAAGAACAGCTGAGGAGTATATAATCAAATGAATCAACTTGTAAAAGCCCCGGACGGTCAATTTCAAGGTGAATACATGGATCAACTTCCATCAAATCACCTACTTTATTACAAGCAATATAAGGACGCCATTGGGAAAGCAGCCCAGGCGGAATACAACCGGAGGACTGAAATCGGCGAACATTTTTATGGAAACGTTTTGAAAAGGTATTTAAAACGATGAAAATGCCTCACGGAAAGTATCAAGGAGAGGAGTTGGAACAAATCCCATCTGAATATCTCCGGTGGGTAGCCGCCAATTGGGATGAAGACGAACTGGCAACTGCTGCCGACCAGGAATACAACGAACGGGATACATATGAAGAACACTTTTACAAAGTATTAAGAAGGAACTTATGAAAGACGCTTACAAAGATTGTAAAACAATTGAAGAGGCATTCACCGTATTTATGGAACAGCTGGCGCAGGAAATGGGAAAGCAATATGCCGAATTCGCTGTGGCAGTCTTAAAAGAACACGCCGCATCCATTGGAAAAACGATTGACCTATTAACTGAAGAAGAAGTCAAAACCGCCATGAACAAAGCCCTTGACGAAAGGAAAAAAGATGCCACTACACATTGATTACCGGCCCGCAGACTTCGACGAGATATTGGGAAATGAAGAAACAATCAAATCCATTAAATCTATATTGGCCAGAGATGAGGACCGGCCCCACGCCTGGATGTTTGTCGGTCCGAGCGGTTGCGGGAAAACTACGCTGGCCCGGATCGTATCCGCCGCACTCGGTTGCCCTCCCAAGATAAACAAAGCCGCTAATCTGGATTTTCAGGAAATCAATACCAGTGATATGCGCGGTATCGATACGGCCCGTGAAATCTTAAAGACAATGAATTTTGCCCCGGTGAACACCGCCAGCAAATGCCGTGTATATATACTTGACGAATGTCATCAGGCCACGAAGGACTTCCAGAATTCTCTGTTAAAAGCGTTGGAAGACACCCCTGATCACGTATACTTTCTTTTGTGTACCACAGATCCATCTAAACTTCTCAAGACAATTAAAAACCGCTGTTCCAAATATGAAGTCAAGCCGCTGCGTGAAGGATTAATCATGCGGCTGATAACAGAGATCCTTGCGAGTGAAGGCGTGGAAGACTTTACTGGTGACGAGATCTCACAAATTGCTGATACCTGCGAAGGATGCCCACGGGAAGCACTCGTAATGCTGGATCAAGTGATCGATGTTGAACCAGACGCCCGAATGGAATCCATCGTCAGCTTTTCGGACACCCGAAAAAAGGCGTTTGATCTTGCCAAAGCTCTAATCAATCCGGGCATTTGGACTAATGACGTTGCCCCCATTTTAAAGGATCTTGAAAAAGAAGATCCTGAAGGCATTAGGCGTCTGGTTCTGGCATTTATGAAAACCGCCCTTTTAAAGAATTGGGAGCCCAAGGCCATACTGGTACTGGACTGTTTTAATGAACCGTTTTACAACACCGGCTTTCCTGGATTAGTCCGGGCATGCGCGCTGGTGTATTCTGACTAATAGGTTTTGCCCGTTTGACCTTATAATCTAACAGGAGACTACAAAATGAGCGAATTCAAAATTGATGCTTCAATCGACGTAGAAAACCTTGACGTGGAACTTCTGGCCCAGCCCGAACTTCGGTTCAAGTACATTAAAGAATACCGGAAAGCACAAAAGCGCAAAAAGTTTTTTGAAGAGAAAAAGAAAACTATACGGTCAAAGCTCATCCGGGAAATCAACAACAACCCGATCCTATTTCTGGGCCAAGGGGTCAAACCCACCGACACGAAAGTTGAAGCTGCATATCGTCTGGACAAACGCTATATCCGGGTGATCAGGCGGTTGATCCAAGCTGAATACGAAGAAGGAGTACTTGAAGGCGCAACATACGCTATGGTTGACCGTCGCTATTCATTGGAAGGCGCTATTGAGCTGTTAAAGCAGGACTGGTTCGAGGGACCGAACGAACCCCGCAACCTTCATGACATATTAAAATTGGCCCGTGATCGAATTGATGATATGTCTTCCGCTGTCCGGGAAGCAGGAAACGCTGCGATCCAAAACAGAAGACGGAGACAAAGTTGAAAGAAAAAGTTGAATTCTTAATAGCGGTTGGAATTGCTATTCCACTGATATTAATATTGGTAAGAATGGTTGTAAAAATAATAGTCAAAACAATTTATGAAGAAAAGGAGAAGGCAAAATGTCAAGAGTATCCGCTGAAGAGAGACGAAAAAAGCTCAAAACCCGAACCAAACGAGCAGTAGATGAAAAAGGCCAGACCGGACTCGGACGTAAACAAATCCTGGATTTGGCCGGGATCGAAAAGAAACCCCAGAAATATGATATGTCGTCTAATAAGAAAAACTTGATCGACATTATCCCTTGGGAAGTTACACAGGAATGGTATCAAAGAATGCGCACCCATTCCGGTTCTCCCACCGAACTTCCGCCCGGATATGTAGACTACAAATTGGAAGTCCCTGTTCATTTTAACGTGGGAGAAGACAACGCCATTGTTGTCTGTCTTCGGCTTGCTTTCGGGAAAAAGTGCCCGTTGTGCGAAGGACTATTTGAAGAATGGGACAAAGACAAGGACAAGCAGGATGACAAAGTCATAAACGCCCTGAAGCCCTCCTGGCGCTGTTTCTACAACGTTTTTGATTACGACGATCAAGAAAAAGACATCCAGTTGTGGCATTGCGCGTGGTCCAACTTTGAAGAAATGTTAATGGAAGCACTCGAAGTTGGAGAAGAAGGGTTAGAGATGTTCTCTGATCCCGAAGAAGGGAAAACAGTTCAGTTCCTTGCAAAAGAAAAATCCATTGGAAAAAACAAATTCAATGAAGCCCACTCGTTCACGTTTCTTAAAAGAGAACCGTACAACGATGACATAATCGACTCCGCTGTTTCGTTTGACGCCTGTCTGGTGATCGCTTCATATTCCGATATAGCCGCTATGATGCTTCACATGGAAGACGATGGAGAAGGACAGGAACCACCCAACAGCCCGGATACAACCCGGAGACGCCGCCCCGGAGGAGACGCACAAACAGACCTGCCCCCAGATGAACCCGCTGGCTGTCCTCACGGTGGAAATTGGGGAAAAGATTGTGGGAGTATACCGGCTTGTCAGTCCGATTGCGATGAAAAAACATTCCGGGCTTGTTCCATAGAGCAGGACCGAATTTCAAAAGACTCTGTTGGAGGACCGGAAAATGAAACGCCGCCATCGGAAAATGAGACGGGATCATCGCAAAATCGTCGTCAAAGACCGGGAGCAGCGCCTGATAGCGCTGATCAAGCGCCACCCCAAACTAATCGGAGACGCCGCCGTGGCTAATTCGTTTCCACCACTAAACACCGATCCTCAGCCGGTTGTTATCGAATACATTGACGTTAACGCCGCAATGAAACTCGTATTCCAAGCTGGATACGGGAACGTCAGCCGGGTAACTCTTCACAAATGGCTGAGGGACTACGCACTGGGCAAGAAGATCGGTGGCCGGTGGAAGGTGGACAAGGCCCGATTCAAACGATTTTTGGAAAAAGGAACACCCGAATGAAAAGACGCCGCACCACTGAACTGGTTGATGAGATCGAAGAAGGCACTGAAGAACCAGAAGTTGACGACGATCCTATTGACCCGGAAAAGCTAATACATTCCGGTTCCACCCTTCTCAATTTAGCCTGTACAGATCATATTGAAGGTGCGTACAAATTCGGGAAAATGGCTACCGTTCCGGGACAATCAGCAGCCGGGAAAACTTTGCTGATGCTTACTATGTTGGCCGAATGCTCTATTGATCCCCGATTCGATCCGTATGACCTCGTGTACGACGATGGAGAGGAAAGCAATTCATTCAATATTCTCAAGATCTTTGGCCCCCGTTTGGCGCAACGATTGGAACCGCCCCGAAAAGACAAAGAAGGATCGCCCATTTATTCAGAAACAATTCAGGATCTAAAAGCCAACATATTGCTTCGTTGTGATACCGGACGCCCTTTCATATACGTTATGGATTCGCTGGATTCTCTATCGTCTGAAGAGGAATTAAAAAAGGAATATCTGAAAGCGTTAAACCAATCTAAAAGTGAAGAGGAGCGCAAGGAGATCAAAGGGTCATACAACGCCGAAATTGCCAAGGGATTAGGACAGGTGTTGAGAATGGTCACTAACAAGATGGCGAAAAGTGAAAGCGGTCTTTTCATAGTACAGCAAGAACGAGATGATTTCAAAAGCAGGATACCAGGAGCAAAGACAACCAGTGGAGGACATGCCCCGGTTTTTTATTCCAGTCAACGCCCATGGTTAAAAATCCTTCAACAAATTACAAAGACAAGCATGGGAATTGAAGAGAAAATTGGAAACAAAGTGGAAGCCAGAGTGATGAAAAACAAGTCCACCGGGAAACGTCGAAACGTCCGTTTTGATATCTTCGAAGATTATGGCGTGGATGATATTGGATCTTGTATTGACTTCCTAACCAAAACAAAACACTGGAAGACGGAGAAGCAAACCATATTAGCGAAGGAACTTGATTTCAAGGGCACCCGGCACTCATTGATACGCTATATCGAAAAAAACAATTGCTTGACGGATCTCCGGGCGCTCACAGGTGGAATCTGGAGGTTGAAGGAAGAAGGATTACATTTAGGGCGAAAAAGGAGATTTGAATAATGGGAATCACGATAACGGTTTCATACGCAAAAACATTCAATCTTGGCAACTATGAATCGGAAAAGATCAACGCCGAAATCATAGAGGACTTAAAAGACGACGATGAGAGATCGTACCAACAGGCATTTTACGATCTATACGAAGAATGCCAAACCTTTGTAGCAAAGAGACATGAGGAGAATAATGGGAAAGTTCAAAAGAGGACAAACGGAGACGGACCATTCTAAATCGGACCTGATTTTCATCGGTATCGATCCAGGCGCAATTGGCGCAATCGCTTTCATAGATCCGCTCCAAAATATTATCCAATTAAGAGATTGGCCTGGAGACGAACTACAAGCTGCGCAAATAGTTATTTTAGGAAAACTAATGTGTGGCGACTCTAATCTGAAAGGTGCAATTGAAAAAGTCCATTCTATGCCCGGTCAAGGCGTCCGATCTATGTTTTCATTTGGAACAAACTTCGGAATTTGGAGAGGGATATTGGCGACACTTGAAATCCCATTCCTTCTCCCGGCCCCGCAAACTTGGCAAAAGGGAATTTTACATAAAGCCCAGGACCAACAACCCAAACTTGCCGCTGCCGGCAGAATGTTTCCGGGCGCTGAATTATACGGCCCACGCGGCGGAGGAAAAGACGGACGGGCAGACGCCCTACTAATTGCTGACTGGTGCCGGAGACAATTTGTATGAATGAATTAAACAAAAGATTTTGCGAAAATTGTATTCAATGCGATTATTGTACTTGGAGACTCGATCCTGATAACTGTGCTATGGCCATGGACGAATGTCCGTGTCCCGGCTTTGACTTTGAACCTTGCCGAGATTGCGAATTGAATCCTTGTCACTGTACTAAAATAGATGGCGGATATATCATATGATAGAGTCCGTCCAACTCATCGGCTTTCGAAGTTATGAAAATCAGACATTTGTTTTCGATCCGGGAGTCAACGTCATCGTAGGCGAAACTGATCACGGGAAGTCCAGCATCATCTGGGCCTTTGAATGGGTGGCGTACAACCGCCCGGTGAACTCTCGGATGCTCCGGGAAGACTCTGCTGAAGTTATTGTGAAGACTTCTGAAGGTGATACGGTTTCCCGGATTAAAACGAAGACGCTGAATGAGTACCGGCTGAATGGAAAATCTATGAAAGCGGTGGGCGCATCCGTCCCTGACCCTGTACAAGCCGCCCTGCGCTTTTCCGGGTTAACAATTCGCCATCAATTTGACGGCTTTTTTCTCCTGAGCGATACCAACGGTCAACGGGCAAAATTCATTAACAAGCTGGTGAACATTGAGGTCATAGATGAATCCCTTTCCCGTATCGCATCCCGATTGAAAAAAGAAAATGACGCCCGGTTGAATACGATTTATTTGCTGAATGAGAATAAGGAAAAACTGAACGGATATAAATGGATTGATTCAGCTGACGGATACCTTGCAGAACTGGAAACCCTTCAGCAAACTATTAATCAGACCCACCGAAATATCCAGATATTAAAAACGACAACAGAGAATATTGCCGAAATCGATAAAAAAGTGGCCGAATTAACACCGAGGTTACAAGCAAAAGATAAATTAGCGTCTTTACTTGTCCTCAAGGAATCAATCGAAAATAGAACACAAAAAGGCGTCCGATTGAAACAATTTGTTTTACAGATCCGGGAAAATGAAAAATCAAAAGAGAGATCCGCCCGAATAGCCGCCCTCAAACCGGATCTCGAAACATTAAAACTCCAACAGACGCTTTGCGAAGATCTAACAAACGAAATCCATCTGCTTAAAAAGATGAAAATCAATATCGATCTGACCGAAAAAACATTGACAAAAACAAAAGAAAAACTGGCGTGGAACAAAAAAGAATTCGAACGACTGGCCCCAGAGATCTGCCCTTTTTACGATCAACCGTGCCCATTGAAAACGAAAACAACGCGACGGAGGAGAACATGAAAAAACCTAAAGTTGGAAAACGTTATGTGAACGAAACGTATCACGAATTCAAAGAGCGCCGCCGAATCTCAAATAACAGACGCCGCAACCGAGATAAAAACACAGGACGTTGCCCCAAATGAATCCCCGCGCCATACTAACAGCTGACTGGCACCTGCGCCCGGATACACCGATCTGTCGCACGGATGAATTCGTTGACACTATGATTGAAAAAGTCAAATTCGTTTTAAATCTATCCGCTCAATACGATCATATTCCAATCCTGATAGCTGGAGACATAGGAAATAAACCCCACGGACAAATGGGTTGGCCCTGCTGGCTTCTTGAGTGGATAATTAGTCTATTTCACAACAAACATATTGTTGTAATTCCCGGCCAACACGATCTCCCGAATCATCAACTGGACCGATTGGATGAATCTGGGCTGGGCGTGTTAATGTCTTGTGGGTCTGTTTGGAAATCTGCTGAAAACTATCCCTGCGGATATTTCGACGTTCATCCTTTTCCATATGGAATAGAAATTGAACACAGGGATTCACAAAAACGGGTGGACGGGAAAGGGATGAAACGAAACGTCGCCATGTCTCACCAGATGGTTATCGAAAACAAACCGCTTTGGCCCGGCCAGAACGCCCCGAAAGGACACGCCCTATTAAAAAAATGGCCCTGTTACGATCTAATATTGACCGGAGACAATCACAACCCGTTCGTCGTCGAACACAAAGGGCGGTTGTTAGTCAATCCCGGATCGCTTATGAGACAGACCGCAGAACAAATCGACCACCGGCCCCGCGTCTATTTGTGGGACGCTGAGACGAACGAAGTTGAACCTGTATACATACCCATCAATAAAAACGCTGTAACCCGTGACCACATAGACCCAAAGAATGAAAAGGACAAACGGCTTCAAGCATTCGTTCGTCATAGCAAACAGGACATGACCGGAGAGATTGACTTCAGGAAAAATATGGAAATCCATTTTGATAATAACCGAGTGAGGAAACCTATCAAGGATCGAGTGTGGGAGACAATCGAATGAGCGATGAATTATTGAGAATCAAAAACGAGATCTCGGAAGCAGAAACATCAGTCAACCGGCTGGAAGGGGAATTACAAACCCACTATAAAAACATGAGCGATGAATTCGGTGTTGCGGATCTCGAACAAGCGGAAAAGAAACTTCAGGGTTGGAGGGAAGAAGTCGCAACAAATCAGGACAAGCTGGACGACGGAATATTGGAATTGAAAGAGAAAATGAAACCGCCCGGAGAAGCAGCGCCAATGAGGACATAATGACCGAACTCTCAGAGATCCGCCGAACCGTCGAACGGGCAAAAGGAAAGCGGGAAGAAGCTGAAGCGCAGATCTCCCGGTACAACCTTCAGATCAAAGATCAAGAAGACGAAATTGAAATTTCAGAACGGGCGCAGAAAGTAATACAAATGGTGGCTCGGACTACGCAGCAGGAATTGGAATACAGACTGTCCGAGATCGCAACGCTGGGATTGGAATCTGTCTTCAACGATCCGTACACACTGAATGTAACGTTTGACATTACCGGGAAAGGGAATACAAAGTGTGATCTATTTTTTGAGCGTGCCGGAAAAGAGTTTGACCCCTTGAAGGAATCAGGCGGAGGCACAGCAGATATTGCCGCCCTGGGCCTGAAAACAGCTTGTTGGAGTATTAGCCAACCCCGGCCCCGCAATACGCTTATAGACGACGAACCGTTCAAGCATATCAAAGGCGCTGCAGACAACCTCCGGGCGCTGACTATGATCCGGGAAATCTCCCGGCAGCTGGATCTTCAAATTATAATGGTTAGCGACGAACGGGCTTCATTAGAGGAGATCCGGGAAAACTCAGACAAAGTATTCCGGGTGGAAAAACGAGATGAAATAAGTTATGTGGAGGAGATCTAAAAAGTCAGCCGACACTCAATCGATGAAGAACATTCCGCCGCCCGGCCCGGACCGTAATCAACCCGTTGTTTGGCTATAATCTCGCAACCCGTTAACACCAAACAAACAACAATCAAACTAAGCCATCTCATGAAGCTCATTTTTACTATTCCAGAACGCCGCTGACCCGTATTTGCTGACCATATTATAATACAATTCTGCTCGTTTCAAACGTTTCTTTTCTAACCACTTCCACGACTTTTGCGCTTTGATAATTCGAACCATATTATTGAAAAATACTTCGTCCGCCAGCGCCCGATCTTCTTCAGTTAACCCCCATCGATACATATAATCGTGGATCGAACAAGCCGGTTTCACACTTAACAACCACATCGTATCCGGGACAAGGAAATCACCTACACCGCCCGGACCACATCCACCTGCTACCGCCGCAATTGCTTCCGGTGTTGCGTCATGATAACAACACGGCTGATCTCCGTACTTACGATGTGCTGGCGCGTAAAGTTTTGGAACTATCATTTTCACCTTGTTTTCTTTTGAAGTCGAACAAGATATTTATGAAAGGCAATTAGATCCTTTAGCACTTTAAGTTTCGCGTCTGGTGTTGGAGGATAAGTCCTTTCATACTTCTTTTCGTTTTCACTCAACTTCCAAATATATAAATCGCCATCTTTCAAATAACGAGTAAGAAGAATGTCAACGTGATCTTCATGTAGTGCCCAAAATACTTGAACAATTTTAATCGTCGCATCTGGATATAGAAACGTTGTAACCAGAAAGTTTTCATATTGCTGATGATCAAGTTTTTTTTCCCAGAACAATTGATCCAACTCAATATGGCCTATTTTAGAAACCGGCTCACCTTTAGCAAAAAGTAAGCCCGGAAATATTGTCAACATAAATAATATCAAAATAAGTTTTTTCATTTTATTCACCATATGAATAGTGGTTTCCATCTCCCCATCGACCACCCCACGTTCCGCCGATAGACTCCCAAAATATTCCTAATGGTTCATGTGCTTTTGTTGACTTTAACCAAACTCCATTTTTAAACAAATTGAAATCCTGAGCCAATCGCTTAAAATGAAAACTGCCCCTCCGGTGAGATTTGTACTTTGGCTTTGACCACGAGTCTCCAAACGTCAATTCGTAACCAAGCAATGTGGCATAAGCGATAAGCATGCCGATCATTACAACAAACCTGCTTTGTAGTGGTTGTTGTTTAGCCACCGCCCGGACCCACTGGAACTTTTGCGTGCCGATTATTTTGAATAATATGATCTGTTACGTTTTTGCTTAACGTTTCAAGATGCTTGGCCAGCGTTCCTACCACACCCACCAAAGCGGTTATCTGCCCCTTCATCGTCGCAATATCTGTCGGAACGGATTTGAAATCTGTCTTCAGTTCTTCAGACTCCTTTTCACATTGTTCTACACGTGTCGGCAGCGCCCGGTTATCTTCAACGAATTTGTACGCTGATTCAGCTTTTGCTTTAACGTCAAACCCGGAACCGATAAATCCAATAAGCGCAATTGCCATCCCAACTAATGTTGCCGACCCTGCTACCCACGCCACCCGTTTCGCTGATTCATTCCTTCTTCGATTTGGCATGACTTACTCCTTTTATTAATCGCTGAAATCACCCTTTTTAAGTATCGCCAAAATGATCTTAACCATCTTTTTTAAGACTGCTTTTGCTGAAGCAATATCCGTAACATTATTCTCAATCCAAGATTCTGCTTGAGCATATGTCTTATCAGAGAGATCATTCAATGAAAGCTGACTTTTAGCATCAACTTGTTTCTGAGCATAATCTACTTTTGCTTGTGCCCGTTCATCGACTTTGGCCTGTGTACCGTGAAGAAGAACAGCATCGGTTACATCTTGCTCGATTTGAGGAGTGTGGAAACTATCACGGAGATTGATCCTGATCCTCTGCTTGCTACCATTAATAGTCCAATTCTGAGGACTACCGGATGCTCCAATAGCTGTGGTGAGTTCCTCCTGTAAAATACCTGGACTCCATGCCACAAAGTCCCCCACGCCTTGGTCGTCTTTCTTTGTGAAAGTGAGCGTTCCTGCCTGTGTCGTGACCGTAAAGGCCAGTATTGCTATGATTATGAGTAATTTTTTCATGCTATTCTCCTATTGCAAAATATCCAATGTCCTTCTCCACAATGAAGAAGTTTGAGTTCCAGCATTGACTTCCCATCTTACTTCGTATTTATGCAAACCCGTCAAAGGTTTTATTTCATCGCTGTAACCGAGTGTTTCATTTTTTGAAACTCCATGTGCGCTATGACCGAAAGTACCTACACCACCAACTGGCTCTTTGTTCCTATCAGCGCCATCAATAAAGCTCATAAGACCACACTCGTTTCCTGCCCCACTATTGTATGTTGTATGATGAAAGTCTATATTGAATGTATTATGAGTTAAAACAAAGTGCTCCATGTCTGTAAGTAACACAGGAGATGTACTTGTGGTTGTTGGGTCTCGGGTAATCCCTCGCAAATGAACGCTTTTAAGCACCACCTTTACAACATCTTCCTTCACCCCTGCCAGTTGCTTCGTTGATTTCGGTGAGCCTGAGTTATAAGCCGTTGCTGCAAGGCCGGTCATGTCTCCGCTCCAATAGGAGAACTCGGAGATGGTGCAGTCGTTGACTTCGTAGGGGAGCCATGCAGTATTGTAGAACTTGAAATAATCAGTTACTACATCAGCGTCCAATCCAGCACCATTGCTATTATCTCCCCAATAGATAGAATCAGTCGCATTAGCAGTTATAAAGTTTGCCGTCCCGTCAAAGATGAGACTTCCGTCTATGTAAAGAAAATAATCCGAACCCTTACCCATAAGAAGGAATGTGTGTTCCTTATCAGTTAAATCTATCTGGTATTCTGTATTAAGATTGCTGACATCCTGAACATAATATTCATGCATGGCAATTATAGCACCAATAGTATCATCTGCCACATTAACAACATGGGCTTGTGCGTCAAGTGTGTTACTGGCTTCAATTATTCTCTGCTTCCATGTAATTACCCATCCAGCAGCATTAGTAAATGTCGGTGCTGCTGCATAATATCTTCCGTAATCGTTTGCATAAGCGACACCATTCTGGTATAGTTTGTTGTTTTGAACGGTCATGCCGTTTGCTTCAGTTGGAGTACCGGCGTCAACGTCCCACACCCAATCAGGGTCAGCACTCGGCAATGCCGCCATGCTCTGATCATCTGTCCAAGTCGGCGCCGCAGGAAACCCACCGCCCATGTGATAGGTAGCAAGTTGTGCGAAATTATCATCCATCCCTATCGACTGGTCTGAGACTTGAGTACCATCAGCAGCACCGTTTATAATCAGCTTAACATGATCCGAACCGTCATTCATGTGGCGCACAGACACCATGAAGTCATGCTTACCGGAACTCACATCATCATCACCGTCAGTAATGGTATGCTGAGTACCGTCTGATTCTGTAACTTCTACACAGAGATTTGGGGTTGCATCAGTATAGACCCTGATTCTATCGTGATCCATACCGTAGTGGATATCAATGAAGGTCTTGCTTGCGGTCATGCCAGCATCTACAATCCAGCGCATCGTGAACTCGTCAGGATCGGAGAAGTTCACATACGGTTGACTGAGTGCCTGAGACTGATTGAGTGGATTGCCCTCAACGAAATTAATCTTGTTTGCGAACTCACCGGATGCTTGGATCATTTGAGTGGCTGCGGTGGCTTCGATGAGGAAGTTCAAATCACGGTTAGCGTCTGCTGACCATGTAGTAGGTGTAGCATCATCACCTGTCCAGCGAGTTCCAAATGGATAGCTCGCAACAGCTGCACCCGAAGTTACTTCAAATTTCCATCTGAAATAGTTTACTGCGTCAGCTCCTGTCGCTTTCATAACCAGATAATAAGTTGTGTTAGCAGATAAGGAGGGGTTACTTGCAAAAGTAAACTTGTACCATTCGCCGTCATTATTGCTTGTAATCGGCCAATTCTCAGCAGTCACCAGATCATGGCCGTTAATAGCATTACTCGTGCCATTAGTTACAAGAGTCGGAGAAGATCCGTTTGGAATTGCAGAAGCAAGATAAGCTATTAGTGGCTCTGCATCTTTTTGTGGATTTCCTTCCTTAAATAATTTAACCCAAACAGCATTTACCGTTATAGCCTGAGACACCTTAAAAGACTGAGCCGCCCAAGTACCAGAGGCATGATGACCAAGAGAATTGCCAACAGTTCCGTCATTTGGAATATAACCTGTCTCAAACCAAACATCAGCACCACCACCATGAGGTTGCTCCCCACCATGCGCTCCACCCCACTGCTGGTTGAAAAAAGCTGGCTCCCAACCGGCTTTGTAGAGGTTGTTGTAGGTGGTGGGGTAGAGGAGGTGCTTGAGATTGTGACTGACGTCCTCTTTGCCATAATGAACCGTGCTTGGAGCAAGAACCAAAAACGCCGCAAGCAAAATAAAAAAGAACCCCATTAATTGTTTTTTCATTTTTAGATCTCCTTATGTTGTCGTATAACCGGCCCCGGCAAATGAGACTATTACCCAAGTCACAATCGCATGGACATATTCAACTGTTATGGAAGCCAACCCGGTATTTGCCGGAATAAATAAAGTGCCTGTTGCGTTTGAGTCTCCAATAATATCGCTGTCCACCATTTGTAAAGTTAGCTTTCCCGTCCCGATCCTTGAAAGCGTCATACGGTTTCCGTCTTCGTCCGCCCCTACGCTTGGAAAAGTAAATGTTTTGTCGTCAGAAGAATTCATCCTAACAGATTTCCCAAGTTCAGAAGAAGTCAAAACGAAATCGCCCGTTTTATTCGAAACTTGAGCAGACAAATCCGCACCAAATACTCGCTGTAACAACCATCGCTTATTTCCGGGATTGGTATCTGGCGCAATTACATCCGGTGAACTTTCTGCCGCCCCGGATGTTGCGTCAAGTTTATGAACATACAAAAGAGATCCCACGAGAGTGAAAGCGAAATCATCATTGCTCAATTCGTCTCCGTCGATGAAATCCAGATCTGTGGCTGTCCCGCCCGTTAACCCGGTTGCGTATCTTGCTTCAGACATTTAGAGTACCTCCAAAAGAGTCACATCAACAAAAGTATATTCCTTAGAACTATGATCACCACCCGGCATAACAGCCGGTCTTGCATACACAATCCATTCCGTATCATCTGAATTTGACGAGATCCTCCAAGGCAACGCCAACGGCCCTCGCTGTTGAATGATATCAAGGAGAAATGTGTAAAAATCATTTGCGCTTGCCTGCTGGCGAAGGATTGGAACCCGAAAGTTGAACTGGCGCACAATATCCCGTTTGCGAATATAGGTGGCCCCGTTATTCAATTCCATAACAATGGAAAAATCTCGCAACGTCTCGAAAATCCCCAACATTGGATCATTGAACTCATAAACCGTTCCTGCTCGAAGGATACCGGCTTGAAGGGTTGAATCTCCCTCAAGTGTTATTTGAATTACGTGTGGGCCGGTCTTCTCTGTATATTCAGCCCACATACTTCCTACATTGCTGGGCGACAAATCGAACAAATCCGTGGACAAATCGACACCGGCCCACACTGTATCTCCTCCCCACACAGTAGACCCACCCCACGAGATCGGCAACCCTGTAGAAACAGTAACGGTGACTGATGTAGCATTCGTATTAAACAACGCCACCCCAGACGCATTCGGCAACATCGTCAAAGTCAACGTGGCCCTTGTAACTCCACTTGCTGCCTTCCACAATTTCTTTGGATGCTCGTCTTCCAGATTCTCAACTGGATAACTCCCATCTTCCGAGTCAGCAGACAACGCCGATATTTTGTTTGTTGAATCGTATATTATTTTCATACACCAGCCACCGTTCCTTCTCCTTCGATAATCACTACTTCACCATCGAAATCGTATTGGATTGTTCTGGCCCGGATACTTGACACCACAGTCCAAGGCAAACTATCATCTGTCCATCCCAGGCCCTCTCCCGGCACAGGGATACTTCCAAGGAACGGAATCTGGAACCGGGACCGGGCTGAATTCAGTGTTGTTAGAATATCATCTAATGCATCATCGATGTTTGCCCCGGTATCGTGATATGCCGTCAGAGATAATTCCCGGCCATATGGATAAGCGGATGTGCGCGCCCGTCCACCTGAACTCAAAATCGAAACCGGGACAAGCCAATCATAATGACTGGGGAAATAATCGAATTCTGTATATGTGGACGAACCGTTATCAGCCAACATATCCACGAGATACAAAGTGCCGGAATCAATATAAAATATATGCGAATAGAACGCCGCTATTTTTGAAGCCAGATCAATTGTGAGCTGTTCTCCGGTTGTCGTATGAAGAACATTGGGCGAAGGGTTTCTGGCCGCGCTGGAATCTAAAGTCAAATTCAGCGCCCCTGCCCCCGTCCACGTTGTAAATAAACTGACCAATGTTCCGTTGTAAGCCGTATTGTCCGCAATCGTGTCTGTGAACTTCTCCCCGTATAAATTATACGACACACCATCCCGATTCATTGTATCCAGCCAACCCTTAGCGTCAAATAGTTTCTCTTTGGCTGCTTCCGTGGTAGCTGTGTAATATATACTCAGATCGATTTCAACTGGCGGAACGTCACTAAAAAGATCCGGGAAAAACTTGATATCGCCGTATCCCAGCTTCACGTATCCACCGTGGTCAAAGGCCATCTTCCGCTGCGGGAGATCGTCAAACTGCATCACCTTGGCATCCCAATAATTAGCAAGCGCAATCCCTTCTTGGCTCAATCGATTCAACGCCGGTATTGATGCTTCAACAAGTAACATTTAGAAACCTAAAAACTGTCTGGATGTTCCCATGTCCCGTTTATTTGCCCGAACTATCCGGTTGGAAGATACTCTTTCAATCCGGGCGTCCAGTTGCTCATTTCCGACAAATACGTTGATCTGCTCTGCCCCTCTCCCGGACCCAGACAACGCCTCAACGATCCGCTCAACCATTTTTTCAGTTAAAACAACTTCACCGGGCTTTCCAACGACCAAGGCGTGTTGACCTTGACCCATTATTTTTCCGCCCCTATCGAACAGCGCCCCGAGGGATTGCGCTTCACTTAACCCCGCAAGCCCTTCAGCAACGCCTTCCATCCCTGTAAAGCCACCAAACATGCCCTGAGCAGCAGCAAATGATTCTTCAGAACTTGGAACCGTAAAACCTAATGCGGCCGCAATCTGCGGACCAAAAAATGCCCCAAGAATAGCTCCAAGGATACCACCAACAGGTCCGCCAATCGCAAATCCGCCGACCGCTGCC